ACGTCCTGGTGGCCACCGACGTGGCCGCCCGCGGCATCGCCGCCGTGCCGCAGGTGGCGCAAATCAACCAAAGCAAGGAGCAGGACGATGTGGGCAGCGCTGATTAAATACCGCGCATGGGGCAGCCCTGCCCTGCTGCTGGCCGTTGCGGCGGTGGCATGGGCGGGCGGAAAACGTGCAGCGGGGCAAGACCACCAAACCGAAACCGCCGCCCTGAAAGCGCAATACGCGCAAGAAAAACTCGCCGCCGAGCAGCGGCACACTGCCGCCCTGCAGGCTGCATTGGTACAACAGCAGCAATGGCAGCAGTTTGCCCAAAAACAAGGGGAGCAGCTCGCACAAATCCGCGTGCGGCTGGACAAACAGACAGAGTTATTAAGCAAGGACATTGACCATGCGATTGAGCAGGATAAAAACAGCGGCCATGATTGCGTTGGTATCGGCGCAAGCAGCCTGCACCTCTACAACCGCGCCTTCGGCTACCCCGATTAAGGGCGGCGTGCCGCCCGTCTCTACCGAGCTGCTGCTGCAACACGAGCGTCCCGAACGCCCCAGCAGCGGCTCCCCCGAACAACTGTTGCACCATGCCGTGCGCTACGGCGCGTATTGCCAAAAATTGGAGGGTCAGATTTCGGGCTGGCAGGCGTGGTATGGAGAAATCAGCCGTGAATAGCTACCGTGCCGAAGTGGAGCGCGTGATTGCCGTGCACCATGCGCGGTTGGAAATGGGGTTGAGCCGCGCGCGTGAGCAGGAAGCATTTGTGCGGCGTGTGGCCGATGTGCTGATGCGCCACCGCGTGGCGTTTACATGGGGGCTGGACACGGATTTTGACGCGGTGTTCCGGCTGGCCGACGATGTGACGGGCGAGGAAACGCTGCTGCAAACGCTGTTTGCAGGCTGCCTTTTGGCGCGCACGCCGGACGGTTTTGTGCTGGGCGACGCGCGGCAAGAATATATCCAAGTACGCTTTAAAGGGGGCGTGAATGAACTTTGAATTTGCTTTTAAAACCCTGTGGGGCGTGGCGACGGCGGCGGGCTGGTTTTGGATTAACGGGCTGTCTGCCAAGCTGCGTGCGGCGGAGCAGGAGCGCACCGCACTTCGCGAACGCATCCACGACATCGAGCTCAATTATCAATCCAAAAACGACACCAAAGAGCTGCGCCGCGAGATTTTGGAGGGGCTGGCCGAAATCAAAAGCAGCCTGCACCATGTGAACGAAAAACTAGACCGGAAAGCCGACAAACCATGACCGCCAGAGACCCTGTATTACAAGCACTTGCCGAAATCCGCGCCAAGCAGGATGAGACCATCCGCCTGCAGGAGCGCATGGATGCGCGGCTCGACCAAATCCACGACGACTGCAAAAAAACCGCGCGTGTGAACGGTGCGGTGGCGGGCGGTTTGTCGGGCGCGGTGGTGTCGGCCACCATTGCGCTTATCAAAGCCAAAATCGGGGTGTAGCCATGGCCTACCCCGTGGAAATGCAAAAGCAGCTGCGCGATTTGTATGTGCTGCGCTACCTGTCGCTGGAGGAAGCGGCCAAGGAGCTGGGCATCTCGTTTGCCACTGCCCGTGCGTGGAAGGCGAAGGCGCAGAAAAACGGCACGGATTGGGACGTGGAGCGCGCGGCGCAAATCCGCGTGGACGGCAAGGACAACCAATTAACCAATGTGGTGTTTTTAAAGATGATGGCGCTGCTGGAGCGCAACATCGACCGCCTGAGCCATGACGAGGACATCGAGCCTTTGGAGCTTGGCAAAGCCCTTATCGGGCTGGGCGATACGTTGAGCAAAACCACCGCGCTGGGCGCGCGCATCATGCCCGAAGTGAACCGCGTGGAGCTGGTCATGCGGATGGTCCGGCTGATTGGCGACACGGTGCGCGAGGAGCGGCCGGATATTGCGCCTTATTTTGTGGAGCTGTTGGAGCGCCTTGCGCCCGATTTGGCACAGATTTGACACGCGGCCACGGCCGCATTTTTTACGGATTAGCTTATGGCACGGGTGGCATTTAAAAACTCATACAACCGCGACAAAAAGGCGTTTTTGCAGGAGCTGGCAGACTATGCGGCGCAGCTGCGGCAGTTTGTCGAGGCATCGGTGGACGGCTTTTCGGGCAAGCCTGCGGACATTGCCGCGCGCGTGGCCAAGGTGCTTGACCCGGTGCACGGCTTTGAGTTTTTTTGCAAAACCTATTTTCCGCATTACATGACCCACGCGGAAAAATCGGACTTGCACGAGTACCTGTTTTGCAGGCTGCCTGAAATCGCCGAATCGCCCGAAAGCTGCTCGGACGTTATCGGCGCGTCGCGTGGCGAAGCCAAATCCACCATCTGCACGCAGCTGCACACGCTTTGGCGCATTGTGACTGGGCGGACGCATTTTGCACTGATTGTGATGGACAGCATCGACCAAGCCTACCCCATGCTGGAGACGATTAAGGCGGAGCTGGAGTTTAACGGCCGCCTTGCCATGGATTTTCCGCAGGCCTGCGGGGCGGGCAAAACATGGCAGGCGGGCTCGATTATTACCGCCAACAACATCAAGGTGTGTGTGGCGGGCTCGGGCAAAAAGCTGCGCGGCATGCGCTTTGGCCCGTACCGCCCCGATTTGGTGGTGCTGGACGACATCGAGAACGACGAGCAGGTGCAAAACCCGACCCAGCGCGCGAAATTGCAAAGCTGGCTGGAAAAGACCATCGAGCCTTTGGGCGGCGTGGGACGCAAGATGGACATTATCTACATCGGCACGGTGCTGCATTACGACAGCGTGCTGGCGCGCACCCTGAAAAACCGCTTTTGGCGCGGCAAACTGTTTAAGGCGGTGGTGCGCTATCCCGACAATATGGATTTGTGGGAGGAGTGGGAGACCCTGTGGCGCAACGACGGCGAAGAGGTGGCGATGGCGTTTTATCACGCCCGCCGTGCCGATATGGAGCGCGGCGCGAAAACGTCTTGGGCGGCGCGCGGCATCCTTGCGCTAATGAAAATCCGCGCCAAAATCGGCAGCCACTCGTTTGCCTGCGAATACCAAAACGACCCTGCCAGCGGTGACGACGCGCCCTTTGCGGATTTGATGGACAAATGCTTTTACGCCGCCCTGCCGGGGGATGTGGTGTATTTCGGCGCGCTCGACCCGAGCCTGGGCAAGGCGGGCGCGAGCCGCGACCCGAGCGCAATTATCGTGGCCGCGCTGCAACGGAGCACGGGCAAGCTGTTTGTGGTGGAGGCGCAGATTAAAAAGCGTGTGCCGGATTTGATTATCGAGGACGTTATCCGCCTGCACCAAATCTACCGCTGCGCGCTGTGGTTTGTGGAGACGGTGCAGTTTCAGGAGTTTTTAAAAGACGAGCTGGTTAAGCGCAGTGCGGCGCGCGGCTGCCCCGTGCCCGCGCGGGCGGTGAAACCCGTGGCGGACAAACTCTTGCGGATTGAGAGCCTGCAGCCGCACATGGCCAACGGGCTGATTTTGCTGCGCCCCGAACACCGCGTGCTGCTGGAGCAGCTGCGCCATTTCCCGCACGCCGACCACGACGACGGCCCCGACGCGCTGCAAATGGTGTGGGCGGGCGCGCTGGCCAATGCCGCGCCGATTGAGTGGCACAGCACAGCGGACGACGATTTCGACGATGCGGACATCCGCAGCAAATGGGCGCGCTGATTTCAGGCGGCCTGCAACCCTTTAAACGGTATTTAAACCATGGCAAAACGAGACAAAAAGACCGCAAAAATCCCACAAGGCACGCAAACGGATGATGCGCGCATTACCGCCAACGGGCGCGTGATTGCCGAGCACCCGAGCCACCAGATTACGCCCGCCAAGATGCGGCTGCTGTTTGAGGACGCGGAGAGTGGCGACATTACCGCGCAGCACGAGCTGTTTTTGGATATTGAGGAGCGCGATTCGGCGGTGGCATCCGCCCTGCAGACACGCAAGATGTCGGTGCTGGGCTTGGATTGGCAGATTGCCGAGCCGCCGCAGGCGCCCGCGGCGCAGGTCTCCCCCATCGAGACGGCGAGCCGCGACTGGTTACTCAGGACAGACGACTCCTCCCACGGCCTCGCTGACGGCGTCACCAGCATTCTGCTGCCGGCCGGCACGATCACCGAGCCGACGGACAAGGAGCGTGAACAGCTGATCGAGCAGGCAGCCGACCTCCTTCCCCCCGATGGTCAGCTGATCGTCTCCGCCCAGCACGTCGTCGGCAACGGACTACTGTCGGAGACCTGGCGGCTTCCCGATGGCTGCCTCATCACGGAGAACGCCGACCCGGCATCCGGACTGCGGACCGTCACCATGCGGCAGGCCGGGCACTGGTCCACCCTCACCCTTCACCTCGTGACTCCCGCCTGGCTCGCCGAGGCCATCAAACGTCACAGCATGCGCTTGACCTTTCAGTACTCCGAGCCGCACCCCATTCTCACCCGGCACCGGATAGTCATCGTCCGCTCCGTGAAAACCGCCTGACACACCCTCTCATCGGCATAGACTTGCTCCCGCACGCATTCATCCGCAGTCAAACGCTCGATTCTCAATCATTTCACACAACCGACAGACTCACCGGAGGCAGCATGCTCGACCACTCCCCCTCTTCCCCCACACCCCGGACAGCGCTGCATGAAACAGCCCGGGCCAGTCGGAGGCGTCGTCGCGGCCTCATCCGGCTGAGCACCCTGGCCTCTGTCGCAGCCCTGGCCTGGACCATCGGCGGCGGCTCACCCGCCCACTCCGCCCCCCAGGGGAACACCTACGTGGCCCTGGGCGACTCCTACGCCTCCGGAGTCGGGGCACCGCCCTACGCCAGTGGCACGGATGTCCAAGGCGGTAACGGGTGCAAGCGGGCCGCGGGCGCCTACGCCCACCAAGTGGCCAGCCAGACCGGCAAGACACTCGACTTCGGCGCCTGCTCAGGAGCCCGGATCCCCGACTTCTACAACCCCAGGACCTCCTGGAACGAGCCCGCCCAGCTCAACCACCTGAACTCCTCCACGAGCCTGGTCACCTTCTCCATCGGTGGCAACGACGCCGGCTTCTCCACGATCCTCACCAAGTGCATCACCGCCGCCCCCTTCACCACCTGCTCCGGCAACAAGGAGGTCTCCGAGCAGGTTGACGGC